TGCCTCTTTGCGGCTAACTCCCGCCATGTCCGCAACAGTCTGATGGAAGTCAGCTTTGCCTTGCTTATACATCTCCACTACTTCATCAATCTGTGCGTGTCTGTTTGCACCTTTTATTTGAGCACAGTAATGTGCTAACCACCTTGGTTCTTGCGATGCATAGTCAAAACTTCCCCATTTATGTTCGTTTTCTGGTATAAATAAACCACGGATCATAGCTTTTATTTCGGGGTCACGCGCCGGGATTTGTTGAAGGTTGGGGTTGGACGAAGAAAATCGTCCTGTGACTGTGCCCCCTTCATCTGAACGAAGAGGGTTAAAATCACAATGTATACGACCATTATGCGAATGCTCAAGAATAGTCTCCACAAATGTCGTGTTGGCTTTGTTAAACTCACGAAGGCGTACAATCTTCTTCGCGATTGGGTGATCGTGGTTCGCCAAAAATTGTTTTGTAAAGGCGGGAGCATCCGTCTTTTCTGTCCTATGGTATTTAAGACCAAGGGCATCGAACGCCTTTGCCACAGATGTAGCGACCCAAGGCTCTACAATAACTCCGGTTTCGGCCCTTATTTCTTCTAGTAATATTTTTTCCCTTGTCAGCAGTTCCTTTTTGACTTGCTCTGCTTTATCTATGTCTACTCTAACACCGCGTTGCTTCATATCCAACAGCACGGGTAGTAGTGAAGATTCAAGTTTAAATATGGATGTGCATTCTTCCTTCTGTAAATCTACACGCAACCTGTCCCACAAACGTAGAGTAACAGCAGCATCCTGTTCTGCGTACCTACCCACAAAGCTTGAGTCCAGTTGCCACATACCACTTTTGGCATCAACACCATACATTGCCGCCGCAGCGCGTAGCATCTTTTCGTTTTTTGTTTCTCCCAAATATTCCTTAGACAGCGAGTTCAAGTTGTAGAACAGGCGGTTCTCGTTCAGCAGTGGAGCGGCTATCATGGTATCGATTATCGGACCTTGGACATCTATACCTGCCCAACGCAACCAGCCTAGATCATACATAGAGTTGTGCATAACCTTCTCAATATTGGGTGTAGCTAGTTGTTTCTTCAGCCAGTTGACCACAATTTTTTCGGGCAGGTTGCCTGACTTATGACGTACAGGAAAGTAACCCACAAAGTCACCAGCCGCTACAGCGTAGCCAATAACATACCCATCATCACGACACCAGCCGGGGCCGAGTCGTGTCAAGTTTGGATCACATGTCTCCAAGTCAACGGCTATGCGATCATACTTAGTTAAATCAGGAAAAGACGATGGTGGCACCCATGTATCTTCAAGGTCAAATAGATCAGCTTTCATCTGTTGACACCTCACCACCGCAAGCCATGTATCCACATGCATCTATCCAGTTATCCGCATGCTCTGGATTCGATGCTATACGCGCTATCTTTAACAGAGTCATTTTTATGGCACAGTCTGCACCAACAGGAAGATCATCTGGCTTGATGCTATCCCACCAATACCAAACGGTTTCAATGTTCTTGAAGTTGTCTTCCATATCGCCATGCTGCGATGCGCGATCCTGCGTAACATAGCCTTTGGCTGTGTCCAGTACGTCTGCTCTTTTCATATCTGAAATCCATATTGTGATTGTGACTCTACGATATGCAGAGCCTTCTTAGCACGAGTAAGCCCGACATAAAACGTCCGTATTTCAGACGCTTGATCTTCGCTTTCGGCGCATGCTTTTGATGAATCTAGTAGTAAGGCGACGTTATCCGCCTCGCCACCTTTGGCTTTGTGTATCGTCGATATCCGAATCCTCGGCTTGCCCGATAAGATAGACTCTCCCATCCGACGTACAGAAGTAATGTAGATCCGCTCCTTGTCCGATACTTTCAGGACTTCGTGCCACGGTGTCTGCTCTGTCGCGTTCAACTCGCACAGGTTCTGTATATCTGTGAGCGTGTAAGTTACTTCTGGGTTTAGGTTTGCAAGGCTTTTCCTGCCAGCTTTGGTAATAACGGTTGAGTTTAACTGTGTCGATAAGCTCTTCAGTTCCGATGCGGACAGTTGTTTGCTCTTGCATAATTTAAGCCATACCTCAATTCCTGTTAAAACATTAGGCGATATGGACCAACCGGATCCTTCGCGCCAATACAGGAACCCTTGTTCTTTGAGGTCATTTGCGATTCTGTTGGCGATAAAGTTTGTACGAGCAAGGATTAGCCACTCACCAGTTGTAATGTCCACATCTAGGATATCACGATGCCAGACAACTGTCCCAGTTTTATCGGTCGGTGACCACACTTTTTTCTGCCGTATATCTATTTGTTTTACAAGGGAATCTGCTAAATTATACACTTGCGTGGGAAGCCTATATGACTTATCTAATACTATCTTATTTTCTGATGAACGCAGAAAATCTCTCACATCCACACCCATCCACGAGTAGATACATTGATCATCATCGCCTGCGTAATAGATGCGCTTGGCCTTGGTCTTCAGCACCTCGTGCACCATACGCCATTGCATGGGTACAAGGTCTTGCGCTTCGTCTACAATTAGGACATCTAACGTCGGACCTTGGCCCTCGGCTACAAACTGTTCGATCATGTCAACAAAATCTAGCTTGTTTGTTTCCTTCTTGTAGTCATTCACCACCTGATCCACTAGCTTGAGTTGCTGATAGTGCAACCTGCGATCTGCCGTAGCGGAAAACTGATCTTCAAGTGTGCGACCAGTAACTCTCGCCATTTGTATCATTGACAAATACGCATCACCGCCACGACCCGGCGTAAACAATATCCCATCAGACATGTTGACCGATGCATTAGCAGAAAACTCAAGACCCAGATACTTTGCTATCTTTGTATAGTCGGATCCCTTCAACACCTTTTGACTGTTCAAGCCCAAACAGTTGAACGCCAACGAATGTAGTGTACGAAACCAAACCATCTGCTGTGCGTCCATGTTTAGCTTTTCTGCTGCACGGTTACGCGCTTCTTCTGCGGCCTTCCGACTGAACGACACAAACGCAATTCTGTCCGGCGGTGTGCCGCGAGACAGTTCGTCTTCCACGATTGATATAAGTCTGGTTGTCTTTCCTGTACCGGGCGGTCCAAAAATTGTTGTTTCCATTAGAACGGCACCTCGTTTTCTCCGACATCGATCCTTGGAGCTTGAACCTCGGCCCCAAAACATGGAACCCACCAGACACGCATGGGTTTGGTATCGCCCTTGGTTGTGTTGAACCTTTTCTGTCCATTGGCTGTACCATCAATGTTTAACTCTTTCAGCCGCTCCTGTATCTGACCACGGCTGTAACTATCGAACTTGTGATTGCGTAGATACTTAATCAATGCCTCAAGCTTGAAGAACGTCTTGCCCTCTTCATCATCTGTATACGGCTTGCCCAGTGCTAATTCTTCGGCTGACTGCGCTTGTACCCTGCCATCACAGAATGCCTCAAGCAGATCCATGAACTGACCTTTGTATGTCAGTTCTTCCGGCACTTCGATCTCACTCATATCTTCCATCATCATGGATACAATGACCTGCCAATCAGCCACCTTCATCATTGGTGGCATGATATGTATTTGTTCCATGCATGCTTTTTGAAAGCGTTGTGGTGTCTGTAGGTCATCTGTCGTTAGCTCGACTCGCTTACCACCCACATCACAAAACCACACGGGCGGCTCTGATTTGACAACACACAGACCCGTGACCTCTACGCTTGTTATGTTGGATCCGATGCCAAACTTTTTTGTCTTGCATAAACTCTTATTGCAAAAGGATTTGAGCGGCTCCTGATCACACGGAAAGCCATACTCCTTCTTCTCATGCTGCTGCTGTATGGTGACTATCTCCGTGGCTGGTAGCGGCGGAGTGCAATACTTCATGTTGATTTCTTCTAGCCGTTGCCGCCAGTTGTCTGGCTGTTCCTTCTTGCAGGCAACTGCTGCTGCAAACATAACTGTATTGCGTGTTCCCTCTGGAATCCCCTGCCCAAACATACAGTTCAGGCAGGGGGACCACTCAACGAACTCGTCAACCTGTTCCCCAAATGTCAAACCAACAAAAACATTTGGGTCTACAGATCGGGCAGAGACGAGTTCAAGGAATCTTTCTAACGATGCTGGCTCACCGTCTTCATCAACCGCGAAGCGGAGCGTCTGTTCCGAATCAAAGTACGGAAGATTAATAAAGTTCCCAACATCACCACGCTCGACAAGAATCTGCTCCTGCTTCGGGAATATTTCGCAGCCACCGTACCCAAGATAGGCAGCAATTTCTGATGCTTTGTCACGCAACTCCCCTGCGCTGATCCAGTCATTGAAGAAAAAGAATATGTGAGCACCGCCGGATTTGCTCCTGCATACAACGCAAGGCACTTCCATACCGCGCAGCTTCTTGTCTATTGCCACCAGATCCAAAGGATACTGATCAATATCAAGAGCGCCAAATTTGCACTTGTTGTGCTCGTTAATAGGAATAGATCCAACACCATTTAACCCCTGCAAGTGTTCACGAATCAAATCTAATGTAAGTGGCTTTCTTACGATGTACGATTTAGCTTTCTGTTTACCAGCCCTTCGTTCATCCGATATCTGTGTCTGTCCATGTGCTGCGTCAAAGCCTTCAAACGCAGCCATGAACCGTTCGTCTATGTTCATTGGATTGCCCCATGTTGGTTTAGAGCGGGGGTGGTTGATTAGCTTCATTCAGGCTTATGCTAGACCTGTCGCGGGACCAATCAACCTTTCACGCAGCCCCCGGCTACGCCCAAACCACCCGCGATCAAAACGGTATTTCATCTCCTTCATTTGATGAGGACTGATTCATTTCTTCAGCCGTGCCTGCGGCTGTCTTAATCTCGCCCTTCTTAAATTGG